CATTATGAGCAAATTGGCGGTGTAGGCAAGAAAAAGAGAACAGGATTTTACAATATATCTGTTTTTGATAATAAAACAAATAGAGTAAACATTATGTTTACATCAAAAGGATTAAGTATAACTGAGGTGAGTCATGCGTGAGTTATTGCAAGCTATATACTCTCTCGTTTCTGATGGTACTGAGTATAATACTTATCAAGACTTGAAAGATTCTTGTCGTGAGTGTATGAAAACAGATATTCCACTTGCTGTTGAATATTTGAAAAAATTATCAGATAGGTTGGAGGAAGTCATACCAACCATCGAGGATATAGATAAAATGAGAAAGATGTACTCGCTTCATAAATCCGTACTACTTGTTGCCGCACCTCACGATTTTGAGAGTTATGTTCTCTACATCGAGTGGAACAGAGCCCCTGAGAAGAAGTTCTATCCTCCTCGGAGAGCCGCCCTTCGCCCTGTCGTTGAAGCACTGCAAGATTTGGTGGACGATAAGCTGGACTTGCTTGCAGTATCTCTCCCTCCAGGTTGCGGTAAGACTACTCTCGCCATTTTCTATCTAACTTATCTCGCTGGGAGAATCCCGGACGAACCCATGCTGACAGGCTCTCACTCGAACAGCTTTGTGCGAGGGGTGTACGATGAATGTCTGCGAATTATGGATAAAGACGGTGACTACCTGTGGCACGATGTATTCCCTCTCGTGAATGTGGTAAACACCAATGCTAAGGACTGCCGAATCGACCTTGGAAAGCGTAAGCGTTTTGAGACACTGGAATTTACCTCTATTGGTACTGGTAACGCTGGTCTGTATCGTGCTGCTACCCTTCTCTACTGTGACGATTTAGTAAGCGGTATCGAAGTTGCACTCTCAAAGGAGCGTCTCGATAAATTATGGGAGACATACACCACTGACCTTCGACAGCGAAAAATCGGTGACAAGTGTAAGGAGCTTCATATTGCTACTCGCTGGTCTGTCCACGATGTTATTGGGCGGCTTGAGAATCAGTATGGGGATTCCGACAGGGCAAAGTTCATTGTCGTACCAGCAATGAACGAACAGGACGAATCGAATTTCGATTATGCCTACGGTGTAGGGTTCAATACTAACTTCTACAAAGAGCAGAGAGACATTATGGACGATGTGAGCTGGAAAGCACTTTACATGAATCAGCCTATTGAGCGTGAAGGTCTTCTCTACCATGAGGACGAGTTGAGACGATATTTTGAGCTTCCTTCCAATGCCCCGGACGCTATCATTGGTATTTGTGACACGAAGGATAGAGGTAAAGACTACGCATTTCTTCCGGCGGCATGGGTATACGGACAGGATTACTACATCAACGATTGTGTCTGCGACAATGGGCTTCCAACCATCGTAGACGCAAGACTGGTCGAGATTCTTGTCCGAGATAAGGTAAACTCCTGTCGTTTTGAATCAAACTCTGCCGGAGGTCGAGTTGCCGAGAAGGTACAGACTGAGGTCAAGGCTAAAGGTGGTATCACTCATATTACAACAAAGTTTACTTCTACCAATAAAGAGACAAAAATCATTGTCAATTCATCGTGGGTCAAAGAGCATTGTCTATTCAAGGACGAATCTATGTATCAGAAAAACAGTGACTATGGGAAAATGATGGATATGCTCCTGTCCTATACTGTAGCCGGAAAGAATAAGCATGATGATATTCCAGATGGTATGGCTATGTTGGCAGAATATGCTCAATCTTTGAGTGGTGGCAATGTCGAGGTATTTCAAAGACCATGGTGAGTTGAAAGCAAGAAGAAACACAACAATTTGTGTTATTTTCTGTTGACAACCACAAGATATGTGATATACTGTAAATGTAATAATAGAATAATTATGTGGGTGCGTTATCGCAAGTGTTTTTACACGAACAATAACGCACTTTTTCTATTTTTGGAATACGGGAGGGATATTGTTGAGTTCAAAAGCGATGTACGGCAGAAAAGTCATTACAACGGACGCTACGGTAATCACCGATGCAAATATCATTTCCGAACTGGACAAGGCGATGAACATTCACCGTCTAAATCGTAGCGAAATCATCTACTTGTGGGACTATTACCGTGGTAAACAGCCCGTTCTGGAACGCACAAAACAGGTTCGCCCCGAAATCTGCAATCGCATTGTGGAAAATAGAGCGAATGAGATTGTTTCATTCAAAGTTGGCTATCTGTGTGGTGAACCCATTCAGTATGTCGGGCGTAGTGGCGATGATACCGTTACAATGTCAATCTCCCGGCTGAACGAGTTGATGTACAGTGAGAACAAAGCCAGTCAAGACAAAGAGATTGTCGAGTGGCAGATGATTTGTGGTACTGCGTTCAGAATGGTTCTTCCCGATGAGCCGATTGACTTGGACGATGCACCATTCGAGATGTACACGCTCGACCCTCGTGAGAGTTTTGTGGTGTATGCAAACGACATCGGCAATAAACCGATTTTCGGTGTTAAGTACAGCACAGACGAGTTGGGTATTCATACATTCTCTATTTATTCCAAAAACCACTTTTGGAAAGTTAAGGACACAAAGGTTATTGAGAGTAAGCCCCATGCACTCGGTGTTGTACCCATTTTTGAGTACCCCGCAAATAACGCACGGCTTGGCTCGTTTGAAATTGTCCTACCCCTATTGGACTCTATCAACAGTGTTGCAAGCAACCGTCTTGACGGTATGGAGCAGTTCATACAGGCTTTTATCAAGTTCGTAAACTGCGACATCAGCACGAAAGATTTTTCTGAACTAAAAGAAATGGGTGCTATCAAGGTCAAGTCTATTGATGGAGCACAGGCTGATGTGGGTATTGTATCTAACGAACTTAATCAAGACCAGACACAAACAATGGTCGATTATATGTACCAGACAGTGCTTACAATTTGCGGTATGCCTAACCGTAATGGCGGCACTTCTACCAGTGACACAGGCTCAGCGGTTCTCTTACGAGATGGTTGGTCACTTGCCGAAGCGAGAGCAAAGGACAGCGAACTTATGTTCAAAAAGTCCGAACAGGAAATGCTCAAACTGGTTCTCCGCATTTGTCGTGATATGGGTTCTGTGAATATCCGTGTTAAAGATGTGGGTATGCAGTTCTCTCGTAGAAATTATGAGAACATTCAGAGCAAGAGTCAAGTGCTTGTGTCGATGCTCCAACAGCCGAAAATACATCCCCTGTTGGCGTTTAAGCATTGCGGTATTTTCGTTGATGCCGAAAACGCTTATACCATCAGTAAAAAATATTACGATGAGCAGATGGAACAGGCGGCACAACTGGCTCCGACCAATCCACCCGCGAATGGTAACGAATGATTTTAAGCGGTTTGTCCGTTTAAGATAGCTTAGAGGGAACTAAGGGTAAATAAACGCAAGGTCAAGACAAGACCTAAAAACGGAAAACAAAGACAGGGAAGTCTATAAAACGCAGGAGGATTTCAAATGGACATTAAAGCACTGTTGGGTGATACCTACAAAGAGGGTATGACACTTACGGAAATCGAAACGGCTCTTGCCGCTGTCGAACTTCCCACCGACAACACCGAAATCGAAAGGCTGAAAGCGGCTGTTTCAAAGAGCAACTCCGAAGCGGCTGAACTGAAAAAGCAACTCAGAACAAAGCTGACTGAGGACGAAGTGGCGAAGCTGAAAGATGCTGAAGATAGGGAGAAGTTGCAGAGTGACTACAATGCGCTTCTGACAAAGGTCACGATAGCAGAGAATAAGGCAAAGCTGTTGGCTATCGGATATGACGATAAGCTGGCAGATGAAACAGCCGAAGCTATGGTGAACGGTGAACTCGAAAAGGTGTTTACCAATCAGAAAAAGCATATGGAAAATCTGGAAAAGAAAATCCGTGCCGATGTTCTGAAAGAAACCCCTAAGCCCGCCCCCGGTGGAGATGGTGGTAAAGGAATTACACAGGAGCAGTTCGATGCTATGGGCTACACCGAACGGCTTAAAGTGTTCAACGAACAGCCCGAACTATATAACGAATTTACAGGAGGTCTTGAATAATGGCTAACGAAACTATTCTGTCCAGTATTATCAATCCGCAGGTTCTTGCGGATATGATTGAGCGAAAGCTGGTCAATGAAATGAAGTTCACCCCGCTCTGTAAGGTGGACAATACTCTAGTAGGTCGAGCAGGCGATACCGTCACGCTCCCTCAGTACGCATATATTGGCGATGCTGCCGATGTTGCGGAACTCGCAAACATTTCCGTTTCCGAACTAACCGCTTCTACACAGGCGGTAAAGGTAAAGAAAATCGGTAAGGGTGCAACTATCTCCGATGAAGCTGCTCTGTCCGGCTACGGTGACCCCGTTGGTGAGATTGGTAAACAGCTTACAGTTTCTATCGCAAGCAAGGTGGATAATGATGTTCTGGCGGCTCTCGCCAACGCAACATACCTCCATCCTGTCGTGACCGTCACCCCAGCAGAGGTCAATCTGGCTCTTATTAAGCTGGGTGAGGACTACGAGGGCGATAAGTACCTGTTCGTCAGTCCCGCTTCTTATGCGGCTATCCGTGCTTCTGTGGATTGGCTACCTGCTTCTGAGGTATCTGCCAATATGATGATTGCAGGTGCGGTCGGTATGATTTACGGCTGTGTTGTCGTAGTCACCAACAAGATTGCGACTAACAATGTTGCGTACATCGTTAAGCCGGGGGCAGTTGCTTTGTTTATGAAGCGCGGCACTCTTGTTGAGAGTGACCGTAACATCGTGAACAAGTCTACTACCTTTACAGCCGACAAGCATTATGCGGCTTATCTGTATGATGCTTCTAAGGTTGTGAAGATGGGTGCGGCAACTCTTACTGCTCTTACTGTTACACAGGATGCCGATATTGCAAGCGCAAAGGCTTCTTTCAGCGTTGATGGTTTCCCGACCAATCTGCCATATGGGTGGAAGGCCTACTGTGCGACTGGTCTTGCTTCTGCTACTTCTGTTGCTGTTGGCGATGCGTATAGTACGGTTTCTGCCACATTTGGTACGGCTTACGAACCAGGTGCGCAGTATGCGGCAGTCAATGCTAAGGTATTTCAAGTTATCTACATTGATGCCGATAGCAAGATTCGTGCAAGCGGCAATGTAGCGATTGCGACTTCCATCTAAGGTAATGTGACGAAAGGAGGAATACGGCTATGACCGATACCGAAAAGCTGGATATGCTTAAAGTGCTGGTGGGTATCACTGACACTACCGATGATGCGGCTCTGGCTGTGTTCCTCACTCTCTCCGCGAGAAAAATTTTGAGCCGTGCATATCCCTATGACCCCACCGTGGTGGTTGTTCCTGTACAGTATGACACTCTCCAATGTGAGATAGCGGCATATCTGTGGAACAAGCGAGGTGCGGAGGGGCAGACCGCTCACACTGAAAATGGTATCAATAGGCAGTATGAAAATGCTGACGTACCGTCCTCAATGCTCAAGTCAGTTACTCCTTTTTGTGGGGTGATACGATGAAGTGCATGGGTAGAAACAGGGTGAAATTCTTCTACGCTCTCTATGAGAATCGAGTTCCTATTACAGACGAATACGGAAATACCACAGGGGAGTACGAAGTTCTACATGGAAATCCGATTGAGTTCTTTGCCAATGTTTCTGCCGCACAGGGAGAAGCTACCACAAGAATGTTTGGAGATAACGAATCCTACGACAAGGTAATTGTTATGGATAACGAATCTCCTTCACTCGACATTTATTCTGTTTTATGGGTAGACACAGTTCCACTACTCGACAATACTGGGGCTTTAGCCCTTGATGAATCCGGGAAGGTTATTACCCCCTATGATTACATCGTGAAGAAGGTCGCAAAGAGTTTGAACAGCGTGTCTATTGCAATAAGCAAGGTGGCTGTCAGTGGGTAAGAAGAAAATCACAATCGGATTATCCGAACAGAACCTTGACAGAGCAATTCGTGAGCTGGAACATTATAAAGCAGAGTTCACACGAAAAGTCGAACTCCTCCGAGAGAAAGTCGCAGACCGATTAGCTGAGGAAGCACAATCCGGGTTCAACGGGGCGGTCGTTGACGATTTAATTAAGGAAGAGCCGAAATTCGCAGATGTGAAAGTATCGGTTGATAATCGAGCAAATCTTTCAGTCGTTGTTGCGAGTGGCGAAGACGCAGTGTGGGTCGAGTTTGGTGCTGGTGTGTATCACAATAGATCGCCAGGCAGTTCCCCTCACCCTAATGGTGCGGAGATGGGTTTCACAATCGGTAGCTTTGGTAAAGGTAATGGTAAAAAGAAAGCATGGGGTTATTACGAGGAGGGTGAATTGAAGCTCACTCGTGGTACTCCGGCAACCATGCCGATGTACAGAGCGGTACAGACCGTTTGTAACGATATTCAAAGTATTGCAAGGGAGGTGTTCGGGTGATTGATGTCGAAACCGAGGTATTCAGTATTATATCCACGAAAGTTCGTGAGGAATATGCCGGTATCTTTATCACTGGTGAGTATGTAAAATCACCACCATCTTTCCCTTGTGTGTCGTTACTTGAAGCAGATAACGCAATTTATCGTAGCACGAGAACGACTGATAGTATGGAGAATCACGCTGAACTTTTGTATGAGGTAAATATATATTCCAATAAGACAAAGGGTAAAAAAGCTGAATGTAAGGATATTGCTTCCATTATTGACAGCGAACTTGCAAGGCTCGGATTTACTCGAACAATGCTTAATTCAATTCCTAACGAGGAAGACGCAACAATCTATCGAATGGTCGGTAGATACAAGGCAATCGTATCAAAAAACAATATGATTTATAGGAGGTAAACAATCATGGCTATTAGCACATATAAAATTTTTCTTATGAAGAAAACGGACGCTACATGGGGTAAACTTATTGACATTAAGGAGTTCCCTGATTTGGGAGGTGCTCCCGAAATGTTGGAAACAACAACGCTGTCTGACAATATGCAGACATATATTCCGGGTATTCAGTCTCTTGACGCTCTTGAGTTCTCGGCAAATTATACCAAGGCTGATTTCACCGCTTTGAAGGCACTGGACGGTGTTGACAACGAATACGCTGTATGGTTCGGTGGTACGGAAAGTGGTGATACAATCACACCTACTGGCACTGACGGCAAATTCAAGTTTAATGGTCAGCTTTCCGTATTCCCTGTAGGAGGCGGTGTAAATGAAGTTGTCGGTATGACAATCACTATTGCACCTTCTACACCTATCACAATGGATACAACAGTGTAAGAAAATAAGGAGGATTTAGTATCATGGCTAAACAGTTGAAATTCACTTTCGAGGATAAAGAATATGTCCTTGAGTTCACTCGCAGAACAGTCACAGAAATGGAGAAAAAGGGCTTCGTTGCCGCAGAGGTTGAGAATAAACCTATGTCTACCCTTCCAGCTCTTTTCGAGGGTGCGTTCCTTGCACACCACAGATTTGAGAAAAAGGAGAACATTGATAAGATTTTCGCCAAACTGACTAACAAGCAGGAGCTTATCGGCAAGCTGGCAGAAATGTATAACGAACCGATTATGGCACTCGTTGAAGAACCCGGAGAATCCGAGGGAAACGTGGACTGGACAGCGAGCTTCTAAGTGGTTCACTGTCCACCGAAGACGAATCCGCAGTAAAGGGAAGTGGAGAGAAATTTGCTTCCACTTCCCCTTTTCCTTATACGGATATATTTTACAAACACTTTTCTTATTATCTATCCATCGGAATGACCGAGGAGCAGTATTGGGATAGAGATTGCTTGTTGGTGAAGTATTACCGTGAAGCTGAGGAACTAAGAAACGAAAAATTAAATCAACAAGCGTGGTTACAGGGTATGTATATCTATGACGCAATTACTCGTGTAGCACCTATTTTACACGCTTTTGCTAAAAAAGGAACAAAAGCCAAACCTTATGTCGAACAGGCTTACCCGATTTCCAAAAGGTCAGCTCAAGAAGCAAAGGAGAATGAGGAAAAGGCTAAAGCACAAAAGGGAATACGCTTTATGGAAGCGTACATGGTGCAGAATAATAAACGATTTGAAGAAAGGGAGTGAGTATAATGCCAACTACAATCGAATCTCTTGAATTGGAAGTACAGTCGAGTTCTACTTCGGCTATAGGTGGTATAGACGCTCTTTCCGCTTCTTTGTCTAAGCTGAAAAATGCAGTGAAGGGCGGTGTTGGATTAACAAGCGTAGCGAATCAGCTCAAGGGTCTCAACACTGCCCTTCAAGGTATTGATAGTTCTTCTGCCGGGAAACTAGACACTCTATCCAATAGTTTGTCAAAGCTGTCCGGGTTAGGGAATATCAAGATTTCTTCCTCTATCGGAAATCAGTTACAAAGTATCGGAACTGCCGCTACATCTTTGAATGGTGTTGACTTCTCAGGTATCCGTAGATTGGGACTCTCATTACAGCCTTTAACCACTCTCGGAAAGAGCAACCTCACTCCGTACGTTACGCAGTTGGGTAAGTTGCCGCAGTTGGCGCAGACACTCAATGCTATGAATATTCCGCAGTTTGCAAGTCAGTTAAATCAGTTGTCTTCTGCTCTCGCTCCGCTGGCAAGTCAGTTGAACACGGTATCTTCTGCGTTCTCAAGACTTCCAACAAATATTAAAAGAACCGTCACTGCTACAAATGCGATGGCTACTGCGAATAACACTGCGTCTACAAGCTATATAAATCTGTGGGCTAAGTTGAGAATGGCTCGTGCCGCTGTTAAGAGCATAGCGAAAGTTATTGCTTCATGGATTACAGAATCAAATAGTTACGTTGAGAATTTGAATCTGTTCACAGCTTCTATGGGTGAGTATACAGAGCAAGCGAAAGCCTATGCGAATCAAGTGGCTGATGTTATGGGTATCGACCCTGGCGAGTGGATGAGAAATCAAGGTGTCTTTATGACAATAACAGAGGGCTTCGGTGTGGCAAGTGACAGGGCTTACGTCATGTCAAAAAACCTCACACAGCTCGGTTATGATTTATCATCCTTCTTCAACATTCCGTTTGAAGAGTCTATGCAGAAGTTGACTTCAGGTATATCAGGTGAGCTCGAACCTCTCCGTAGGTTAGGTTATGACCTATCTGTTGCTCGATTACAGCAAGAAGCATATAACTTGGGAATTGATAAATCTGTATCTAGCATGACACAGGCTGAAAAAGCACAGCTTCGATACTATGCTATTATGACACAGGTCACAACAGCTCAAGGTGATATGGCTCGTACCTTAAATGCTCCGGCTAACCAACTTCGTATTTTGAAGTCACAGGTTGTACAGGTTGCACGAGCTTTAGGTAATGTTCTCATTCCTATCATAAATGTGGTTCTCCCTTATCTGATAGCATTTGCAAAAGTTCTTCGCATGGTTATCAATCTTATCGGAAATTTCGTAGGATTTACGCTTCCCAAAATAGATTATTCCGGCATTTCTGCTGGCTCTGACGCTGTAGGAGATTTGGCAGATTCAGAGGGAGACGCAACAAAAGCGGCAAAGAAGTTAAAAAATGCTTTGCTTGGGATTGACGAACTTAATGTAATTTCTCCTAATGATGATTCATCGGGTGGAAGTGGCTCTGGTATAGCAACAGGAAGCGATTTGGGATTTGAACTCCCGGAATATGATTTCTTAGATAACGCAATCAATCAAAAGGTCGAGGCTTTAGTTAAGAAATTCAAAGAATGGGCGGGTCTCACAGATGATATTGACACATGGGCTGAATTTTTTCATACAAAATTAGGTCAAATCCTTATTCTCGTTGGGGAAATTGCGGCTGAATTCCTTGCTTGGAAGATTGCTAAAGGTGTTCTAAAAGCTCTTAAGTGGTTATCCACCAGGAAGGGATTCAGTTTAGGATTCAAGATAGTCGGGTTAGGCTTATTTTTAGATTCATGGAACACCATAAAAGAAGCTATTGAGGATATACAGAAAAATGGTGCTAACTTTACAAACGTAACTAAGCTCATAAGTGGATTTGCCGAAGGATTGGGAGCGGCTTTTCTGCTCCTTGGAGATGTCAAGTTAGGTGGTGCGGCTCTCGTTATTGCTGGGGTTACTGGTATCGTATCAGATATTAGTGATATGTGTAAAAATGGCATAAATTGGGATAATGCTACTTCTCTCACAAAAAATATCGGATTATTTATAGCTGGTATAGGACTTGCTTTCGGAAATCTACAACTAGGCGGTATAGGCTTAATGATAAGTGGTGTATCACTGATTGTTCAAAACTTCAAAGCTCTTGTTAAGGGATTTACGGAAGGTGATTTTAGTGAGGTAAATTGGATTGAAGTAGCCACTGGAACACTGATGTTGGTAGGGGGTCTCATTCTGGCTTTTAAAACGGTAAACACCATCGCAAGCGGAGCAGATTTGGCAAGTACCACTAGCACAATGACAACCGTTGCGAACACCACAGGAGAATTGAGTACAACCGTAGGAAGTAGTCTCGTTCCGAAGCTCGCCAATCTCGCAAAAGACCTTGCCCTCGGTATTGTTATTATTGCCGAAGTAGCGGTGGCGGCAGTTCTGATTGTCGGTGCTATATGGGTACTTGGTTTAGAGCTTGAGCAGGTAGGTATTGCATGGCAACCTGTTATAGCAAACGGTCAAACCGTAGCAATAGCGATGGGATTAGGAACAGCTATACTGGTGACCGTCGGTGTTGTGACTGCTCTATTAGGTTCATTGGGAGGTGCGGTATGCGGTCAGATTGCAATAGGTATCGCAATACTGGCTGAACTCGGTGTTGCCGCCGGGCTGTTCATTATTGAAATATGGGCTATCGGTAAAGGTTTAGACGAGATAGGTAAAGCATGGCAACCTGTTTTAGATAACGGTGATACCATTGCTACAGGTATCGGTCTAGGTACTGCTCTACTCGTTGGCATAGGTGTTGTCACTGCCGCTCTCGGTGTGGCAACCGTAGCTTCTGCCGGACTATTACCATTAGCTATCGCTTTAGGCACTGCTCTACTCGTAGAACTTGCGGCGGCATTTATCATTTTCACAGAAAGCCTAGTTGCAGTTGCGGACGAATTAAGTGATAATTTATCCCCTTCCTTAACGACGCTAAACGGAATGCTACCTACTCTCTCAACCAATATGGGGAATTTTGTGGATTATATGACAGAGTTTGCCGGACAAGTTGTTAGCTATACAGAGGTGTCGGCTATTGCCGGATTAGCGTCAACCATTGATACAATAATAGGTTGGTTTACAGAAGACCCTATAGATAAGTTGGCGGACGATGTTAGTGACATTTACGACCAAACTTCCGATTTGAATGAACAATTGAATTTAGCTGTACCGGAATTGGAAACAGCGCGAGACCTTCTCGAAGATTATCAAGGATTTTTGGCAGAAATCGAAAATCTGACGAACAGCAATGTGGACCTGAATAACGGTCAGTTCGCAAATATGGAAGAGGTTGGTGAAAACATCGTAACTGGTTTCGTGGACGGAATTGAGTCTAAATCCACGGAGTTTTCAGACACAGCCACAACGATTGTAAACGGATTTACGAATCAACTTGTTACTTCTTCCGCTTCATCAAAGACCAGTTTTACAACATGGGCTACGAACTTGAAGGACTGGTTCACGCAGAGTGGGTACGGTGCTATCAATAGTACGACATTTGAGGGTTATGCCAAAAAGGTAGTGGTTGGTTTCGTAAACGGTATCACCAGCAATTATCCTACATCAAAGAGTGGTGTCACAACATGGGCTACTAATCTCAAGAACTGGTTCTCTGATGTTTCTTACGGAAATGTAAGTAAAACACAGTGGGAAACCTACGCAGAGAACGTAGTAACTGGTTTCAGCAGTGGTATTACAAGTAATTATTCGACATCGAAATCCAGTATGACAAC